AGAGCCTTGCCAGCAGTCATTAGACATCTCATGCTAGGCATCACTTCTAAGGCTACAATAGCGTCATATAGCTCTTCTGCTGTCTTAGCGTCTAGCTGCCCTCTATCGATAAAGAAGCCTATGTAACGTGCTACAGTCTCTTCCCATGTTTCTCTACGGCCTTCATCGTCCTGCCATCTAGCATATCGTGATGCTGCTATGAACTTCTGATAATTATCCAATCTATAGATTCCTCTGCGTCATTTCAGTCATTGCAATCTCTTCCTTAGCCTTCAAAGCCTCTATCAACCACTCCTGATACTTACAAGACTTCTCCAGGTCTTCAATGCCTCCTTTGTACTTGTAACGATGCTGATACTTAATCATGTTACCCTCACAATAGGCTATGTAGCCGTCCTCGCCTAGCTGCTGTCGTATGTAGTCTATACATTCTATGCCGCCATTGTTGTAATGTGCTGGGGAGTCTACAAAGTCTTCTGTAGGTACGTTAACATAGGCAATCTTGCCAACTCCTATGCCTGTAGAGATTGATGAACCCATTGTATCTAAACGCGCTCTAGACGCAGCAGTTAATACGGCATTAGCAGCTTTTGCAACTCCTAACATCGAAGTTGTGTCACCTCCATAGGCAAACTTAGAGTCGCGTGTTGTACTGGTGTAGAACATATCAAACGGTAGAGACACCTTACACACCTTGTCCAGTGCAGCAGCGCCCTCATCAACCCAATCAAGCTGTGTAGGCTCCTTAGACGCCTTGTCCCACTCATCCGGTGCAGCATCGTTTAGCGTCTTAGGGCGTATCTCATCTAAGCACACCCAATACTCTTTACCATATGAGAACCTTACTACAATAGCGTTACTAATTCCGCTGTCCTCTATAATGGTCCCATAGTCTCCATTTTTGTACGCCTCATGCTCGTAGGCAGCTGTAACAATAACAACTGTACCAACGTCCATGCCGTCATTAGGGTTAATCTTGCTCATCTTCTAAGTCCTCTGTCAAATACTCTAGTTTAATTTCAACTTTGTCTTGGAAGCGCTCTATAAGGTCTTCAGAGCTTATCTCCAACACTTCCATTAATGTAATCTCATCAAGCAGCTTTAGACGGGCTATAACGTCTTCAAAGATCATAGGCATTATTGTGTCTCTGTGTACAAACTAAGCAACACAGCTCCTAATACGAAACTAAGTAAACCCATTGGGGAGGCTTCAGCGCCTCCAATAGATACAAGCGCGACTCCTATTACAAGCGTCATAGTTCTCATCCGTATTTCCTCTGTAGATAACTCATAGACACAGGCAGCTCATCAAAGCTTCCATTGTTCACTTCATTCAACATCCAAATACCTCTCCAGCTTCCGTTAGTCTGTGGTGTTAAGTAGTCTTCATCGTGTACGTAGAAGATGCCAGCGAACAGTCCTGTTACGTTAGTGCCATCAGCCTTCCTAGCGTAAGCAATGTCTCTGTCCTGTACATGTCCCATTACACAGCTCATCATCTTCTTAGTTACTAGCGCCCTAGCAGACGATACAGGTCTTCCCATGACGCCAGAGGTGAAGTAATGTGAGTAGCAGACGCCATCAATCACTTCAACTTGTAAGAATGGTACCACATCGAAGCCTAATCTGTCAAGCTCTAGGTGCTCCAGAGACAGTACACCCTCTAGCTCTGCCTGCTTATTCACAGCCCTGTCTATTCTGTTCTCGTGGTTGCCCACTGTGAAGACTAGGCGAGGCTTCCATATCTTATGCTTGTTAGTTCGTAGACGCTCCTGTTCGTCTCTGATGGGCTGTAGAAACACCTCCATAGCCTCTATGCCTGCTTGTACGTCTGCTAAGTAGCGTCTGTTTTCAAAGCTCTTAGTCCCTTTATCGTAGCTAGAGAGACTAGGGAAGTCCCAATGGTCTCCTATGTGAACGATGACGTCTGGTTTAGTGTCTACAGCGTATTCCCCTGCCCAACGTAGATGCTCTGTAGACTGTCCTGGCTTCACTTGCGTGTCTGGTATGATTAGATGTCTCAATTTAGTTCCTCTAGGTTGTCCATAACAATTCCTATCACGCCTGCAACTAAGTTCTTAACCTTTGCGTGAAACATACCATCTCTTTGATACCTTTCAGCACCTCCTACAAAGTCTGCTACGCTAGTAGGCATAGGGTTTTCAAGCCTGTGTTGATACTCTATAAACACCTTAGTTAAATCCTCATACAAACCTTCTTCGTCTTTCTTAAGTTTATACTGTCTCAATGTATATTCTCCTTAGCTCCATAGACCTCTGCAACCGCTATATACTCCTCAGTCAGTCCTAGCCTCTCAATTACAGAGACACCAGCGGTGGCTACTAAGCGCGCTGTTTCTTCGTCTAAGAATATATCAGCCTGTGCTGTAGCTAGTCCGAACATAGCGACTAAGTCGACTATAGCGTGGTCTTCCCCTGTTAATATGCTCTCACAAGTACTCATTAGGCTCTGCTTAAGCTCATCCTTGCCATTGGTTTCTGATACGCTCATCGTAGTCCTCCTCCGCTCTTAGTTGTGCATGACAGACAGTACAATGAGTAGCTGTAGCGCCTTCGTCGTCGTCCCAATAGTCGTTGCAGCAGTTGTCACAGGTGCTCATTGTTGTCTCTCCAGTTCCGCTAGTAAGGTTCTGGCGTCTCTTACTGACCAACCAGCGATTAACTCTCTATAACCATCGGCATTTCCAGAGGCTAAGTAACCCTGCATAGCCAACCCTGCAAAGTGTTCTAGCTTAGTCAGACCATGATTTTCATAGCACGCCCGATTAGACTCAACCGCGTCATACATCATAGGATAAACACCTTCATCTGAATTCTTCATAGCTTCTCCTCAATCAATTTAGCTTCTCTATCCGCTTTAGTCTTAGCATCGTGACAGTCTTTGCACAACACTTGTAAGTTATCAGCTTCACAGAACAGACGCTCTACAAAGCCTGGTAAGTCTCCGTAGCCTTTCAAGCTCCCTGCTGGCTTGATGTGATCTACAGCAATCTCCTTACCCTTCCACCACTTTCTACACTTCTTACACTTATACTCATACTTGTGTCGCTGTCCTGTGACAGTCTTAGACGCTGCCTTCTTCACTTGCTGTATAACAGGATAGCTTATTGTTGCTCTGCGTAGTACAGAGCGTATGAATTGCCAATAGCGTGCCTCTGTCCATGTCCCTCCAGCTCTCGTGCGTTTAACTAGCTGTTTAGGCATATGCTGCTTCCCTAGGTGGTGGCGGCGTAGGCTCTGCATTGAAATACTCCTGACACTCTGGAGCTTTGAAGTGACACACAGAGTTCCATTGCCCTTGTGTGCATCCTTGTACTAAGAACACTACACATATGATTGCTGCTTTGTTCATTGTTGTCTCCTATTGGCTAACTGGGGCATACTGATTTAGCTCAGGACACCAATTACATTTTTCACATCTGCTTTTGCCATTGTCGCACTCGCATAGCCGATACCTTCCGCAGTTTGGGCAGTCTTTAGGAAGATAGCAGCCAAGCGCCCAGTCTCTAATTAACCTTTCTTCATCTTCGTCAGTTAAAAACATCGCTACCTCCTATTGGCTAACTGTGTATGGTAAACTTACTAAGCTGCTCTTTAAGCTCTGGGAAGTGATTGTCTGTGAACATACTAAGCTCCTCCAGTTCTTCCCACAGCTCACCCTCTAGAGCCTCTAGCTGCTCTTTAGTTAGCGTCTTTGTTATGTCGTAAGCGCCTCGGTGAACCGATATGTTCTCAATAGCCTCCTCAACTGCTGGGCTTTCTAAAGTCTCTGCCTCATACGGCTGATAGTCTGCGTAGACGCTCACCTTAACTTCTATATACGTATCAATCTCTACAGTCTTTCTAGGTCTCAAGATCCTTGCTCCTTTTCTGGTTGTTTGTTCTTAGAAAGTATCACCGAGTTTTCATGGCAAGTTTGAAAGTCAGAGTAATCCGGCTCATTTACCTCGTGTGTTGGGGCTACGCTCTTTAAGGTATTAAGGCGGGTGATCGATGCAGATAACTCATTGTTAGTTGATTCAAGTGCAGCCTCAAGCTCGGCTAGGCGCTTGTGCAGGCCACCCAAAGTTCTCTCCAGTGCTATTCGGTCTAATTGATTGGGACCGCGTAATAAATCCTGAATACAGCTACAACCGCCATTTGTACCCGCGCCTTTTCTTTTTCCAGTGACATAGCAAAAATGATCTGCACAGCCTTTTAATTCACTCATAATAATCCCTCTACAGTTAAGCTACACTCAGGCGGCTCCCACATCTGTCCTGCTTCTCTCTGGAGCCACACGAGTCTAGCGTTCTCTAATGCTCTATCCCATCCTATTTGATCTACACAAATCTCCCACAAGTCTCCTTCTTTAGTGCAGCCTTGCAAGAGGTCTCTAGCGCCTACATTGCCCATCCCGTCAACGCCTATGATGTTATCAACAGTGTCTCCTACAATGATTTGAATGTAGAAGTTTAGTAAGCCCTCCCAAGGCTGTATAGTGTATTCAATGTTCTTTACAAAGTTGTAATGAACTCCTGGTATCTGATCAAAGTCTTTGTCTATCGAGGCCATTATAGCCTCTCCTTTATATAACGTAGAAGCTGCTGTGGCTATAGCGTCATCGGCTTCACAGCCATTTATAACCACAGCATCGTATGCTTCTAGTAGATGTTGTCTCACCTCCTTAAGTAGCTTTGGCTTTGGCGGTCTATGCCCCTTATAGGGCGCGGTGACGGCTACATCATGTCTAAAGTTCCCCTCACCTGTTAAGTAAACTATGTAGTCCATCTCAGGATACTTAAGCAGCACTCCTGATAAATAGCTGTCTAGGTTACTCTTGTAATAAGACTGTCCTTCCTCGTCTCCTTCACAAGCACAGGCGATTCTATAAGCTATGATGTCTCCGTCAATTAATAACATGCTATGTAGCTCCCTCTTCAGCTTCTCCGGCTTCATTCCTAAGTTGTATAGCATACTCATAAGCTTCAGAGTTATCTATACCGGCCATCTCTAAGAAACCCATCCAGACACTATCTTCATCTGCCATGTCTATCTCAGCTTTAAAGCCCTGTAAGACTCCAGCAGCTCCATAGCCGCCTTCTACCTCTAATATAGCCTTCTCAATTCTACCATATAAGGTCATTACAGCGCATCCTCCATAGTCATGTCCATATCATCCACAGACTCATACACCTCAAGCTCTGTCACGATTAGCTTAAGAATTGAGCCGCTACGTCCTGTCTTACCTGCTGGGTTTTTCCAGTCGTAATACCCTACCGCCACCTTAGCTGTAGAACCATTACCTACAAGAGCACTAATCTCATCGCCTGCTGTGTTATAAGCTCTGATGGGGTTGACGCTCTTACAAGTAATGAAATGCCCCTTATCAGGCTTATCAGGCTCTGGTGGTTTAGTTCTGGCCTCTATACCGCGCTGCTGTAATGCTTCTACGGCACCTTCAGAGAGCTGTCCTAGGTCTACCTGGTACTTACCAGACAATTCACTCTTATTGGCTAGGTTAGCCCAATAGAGCGTTGTGTTCACTGTAATTGGTTTAGGCTTATCTGACATTGTTACACTTCTCCTGTGTTAGTGTTGTGACATAGTAGCATAGTTCTGTGTTGTTGTCAAGCTTGTTTACCATAAAGGTACTCCTCTATAGTCTCTCCTAGTTCATACTCAATATTATCTCTAGTTTCGTCAATAATAATACCGAAAAGGTCAACGCCTCTATGACACTTATCAGGGTAAAGCTCTAATACAGCCTCTTTTATATCATTAGCTCTGCTCATTATATCTTCCCCATAAGTCTCATCAACTTAGCCTTCATACCCTTGTTAGCCTTCTTAATCTGATTAGCTCCTTTGTAATACGTCCGTCCTCCTGTGCTGTTCCACACTAATGTACCTTTCTTTGAAGACTGTATAGCCTTCTCCTGTTTGCGTTGTTTAGCTTTGTAGCTCATTGTTGTTCTCCTTTGCTGATTGTTGGGCTAACAGTCTTGTGACATTAGACAAGGCTAAAGCCTCTCTTGTTGGGTTCATTCTTCCTAGCTCTGTATTAATTTTAAAAGAAAAAGCTTCTCCCATCGCTGATAACAACTCAGCCTTATCAGACTCAAGCTCGGCTAGGCGCTTTTGTAAGCTGTCTATCCATTCCTTATATTCTTGTAGCTGTCTCTCTTCTGAATGGTTCACTATCCTTGCTCCCTAATCTACAGTGTGTATTAAATGTAACCCGTTAGTCGCTATAGCCTGCTCGAGCGTCTCTCCCCAGGTAGCATAGAACTTTGCTCCTCTGAAGTTATCCATGTTTGTCCACGTTACAATGTCTATGTAGTTCTCTTCTTTAGCATAGATAATGTAAGCAGCCTTTACAGCCTCTCCTATGTTTATAGGACGCCAAGCATCTCTAGAGTAAGGTAGCTTTATAAGGGCTGTGTCCCCTATCTCAGCACCTACCCACACTCTAATATTTGTACCAAGCTCCTCAGCCCTAGGCACCACTTTAGCCTTACAAGTGAACGTGCTGCTCGATGTCTTAAACACACCGGACTGCAGCGGCACTGAATACCCATTGAAGCTTCTCACCACCATAGCCTCGAAGAACGGATGACTCAGAGCATCGAAGCCTAAGCCGAAGTAGCCTCCATCACCGTACTCTTCACCCCAGCTATTCAGACACAAGAGCCTTTTGTGTACCATGCTACAGCCTACAACGCGCCACAAGTGACCACCTATGGCTCTGTTGTCCTTATGCTCTGGTAAGTATTCATGCTCCTGCCAAGGTCCAGTTAAGTCGTACATGCTTGCGGTGATAGGCATAGCTATCTCAACTGTCAAGCCCTCTTGTAAGCACGAACGTATGTTATGTACAATATCAACCACCTCTAGAGGCTGTCCTGGTTTCTTAACAAACTCGTAGCGATCTACTAAGCTTGCTGCAGCTAGTTCATAGATGTGCGCAGGTGGTTTAACATTGTCTAAGTCTTTGTCGTATGGGTAGTCATCTTCAAAGCATACACCATCTCTACTAGCTACCTTGTAAGCGTTGCGTGTGTACAGTCCTGACTCTCCTAAGCGTCCTGAATAGGCCTTAGTCATGTTGTACAGCGCCATGCGGCTATAGTCTTCAGGGTGGCCGTTGCGCTTCATAATAGTTTCTAAGCTGCCTAACAAGCCGTTGAGAACGCACGTTCCTATGTCTTCTTGATCTTCGACTTCATAGACATGCTCGCGTAGGTCGTGCTCCTCGTCAAGCTGTTCAGGTTTATAGGGAGACACGTATGCAATGTCTCTAATGTCTTTTGGTGAGGCGCTGACGCCTGCTATAGGGTATTTCATTTTTGTGTTTCCTTAGTTGGTCTAATAAACTCTGATTCTTCAGGTGGGTCTCTCTTTATGAAAGGTATCACCTTAGCTCTTATGCTTAGATGATAGGCCTCCCCATTAAACGAGACTAAGACGTTCTTACCTGAACTGTTATAGGTACTCATTACCTGATACACTCTATTGCCGAATACAAAGCGCTCTCCGTCTACTAAGCACCCTGCTGTTAATTTAATCTCCTTCATCAATGTGTCTCCGCCCAACTGTCGCCTATTTTGTATTCACCGTCCAGAGGACAGCGCATGTTGTAGTAATCTCCTGCGTCTCTAATAGCTTGTACGCCCATCCTTCCTACAGTGTCTGCCAAGTACTCTGGAGCCTCCACTTGAAGCTCATCATGCACGTTAGCAACTACGCGAACTATATCATATAAGCCGTTCTCACGCAAGCGATCAGAGAAGATTATTAAGGCTCTCTTCATCACTACAGCGCCGTTGCCTTGGAGCAATGTGTTCAAAGCTCTGTACACTTCTCTAATCCTAAGCCGTCTACCGTCTAGAGCGGGTACAGACTTGTTACGTGATGCTATCTTCTCTATTGTTTCAATCAGTTTCTTTAGAGCTGGGTTGTTCTTCAGAAACTTCTTCTTCAACGCTGACCCTTCCTTTGCACCTCCTCCGATAATAGAGCCTAGCTTAGCTGCACCTGCTCCGTAGTTAAAAGCATAGATGAACGTCTTAGCTTGATCGCGTGTAGTAAGCCCTGCGGCGTTCATGTTAGCTACGTGTATATCAGCGTCTTCGTCTAGTATTGTATCTATGTAGTCCTGGTCTTGCATGTAGTGTGCAAGCATACGTAGCTCTAAGCCACTAGCGTCAAAGCCTATGAGCTTGTTACCTTTATCAACTATCCAACACTCTCTACACCGCTTACCATATATAGGGTCTTTAGACGCTGAAGGTATCTGAGCCATGTTAGGGTTTGAATGCGTCATACGCCCTGTGACAGCTCCACAGCCTATCACCTTGCCTCTCACTCTGCCGTCAGGCTCTACACACTCTAGCCACTTACCTACTAAGCCTACGAGCTTCTGTAGCTTTAGATACTTAGCTATCATCAGAGACTCTGGTGTGTCTAAG